TGTACCCTTTGGTACTCAACAACCATTTAGTAGTGGCTTTGGACAACAGCAAGGATATAATAGATAATGGCAACAGAACGTAATCCTTTTGATATGATTCCTGAAACAGAGACTAATGTTATTGCAATGGTCCCTGAAGAACAATCCAATGTATCTATTGAGATTGATCCTACTGATGGTGGTGTCATTGTAGACTTTTCTTCAGAAGAAGCTGTAATGGAACCTTCAGAAGAAATCAGTGAATGGTATGGTGATCTTTGTGAAGACTTAGATGAAGAAACTCTTCAAGAAATATCTTCTGATGTAATTGAGAATTTCAATGCAGATAAAGATAGTCGTGCTGAATGGGAGTCTATGTTTGAAAGAGGCTTTGACCTACTTGGTCTGAAGCTGGAAGAAGGCTCAGAACCATTCCAAGGTGCATGTACTGCTGTACATCCTCTTCTAATTGAATCGGCTGTTAAGTTTCAATCAAAAGCTTCAGGTGAATTGTTCCCTGCTACTGGTCCTGTCAAAGCTCAGATACTTGGTGCAGCTACACCAGAGAAAGAGATGCAGTCTAACAGAGTTCAGAACTTCATGAACTTTCAGCTTACGGAACAGATGCCTGAGTACTTTGATGAATTTGAAAGAATGCTTTTTCATCTCCCACTCATAGGTTCAGCCTTTAAAAAGATTTACTATAGTTCAACACTGAAGCGGCCTGTATCAGAATTTATACCAATAGATCAGTTCTATGTATCTTACTATGCAAGTGATCTTAGAAATGCAGATCGTTATACACATGTAATACATAAAAGCCCAGTGGATATGAAACTGGATATGATGGCTGGTGTCTACAAAGACATTGAGTTACCATCACCATCTCAGCTTTCCTCTTCAGGGTTTGCAACTAAGATAGATAATATTCTAGGTATTAGTCCATCATATGATAATGATCCACAGTATGTTATACTGGAACAGCACTGTTATCTTGATATTGAAGAAGAGGGTGTACCATGCCCTTATATTGTGACTGTAGAAGAACAGTCAAGAGAAGTTTTAAGTATTCGTAGAAACTACAAGCAGGACGATCCAAACAAAGAGAAACGAAGTCATTTCGTTCATTACAGGTTTGTACCGGGCTTTGGATTCTATGGATTGGGCCTTATCCATTTCCTTGGTAATCTCACCATGTCGGCAACTGCTGCGATGCGCTCCCTCATAGACGCTGGACAGTTCGCCAATTTACCGGGAGGATTTAAGGCAAAGGGAGTACGGATGGTTGGAGACAACGATCCTATCGCCCCCGGCGAGTTCAAGGAGGTCGAAGCAACTGGCATTGATTTGTCTAGGGCCATAGTTCCCCTGCCCTATAAAGAGCCTTCCTCGACGCTCTTCCAGATGCTTGGGTTCGTAACTGCTGCTGGTCAGAAGTTTGCGGATAGTACTGAGCAAGTTATCTCTGATGCTGCCTCCTATGGACCCGTGGGTACAACAATGGCATTGCTNGAAGCTTCAAGTAAGTTCTTCTCTGCAATCCATAAAAGATTACANAAGTCACAGAAGGATGAATTTAGAATACTGGCACAGATAGATTATGATTATTTACCTAATGAATATCCTTATGAAGTTCCTTTTGAAGACAGAAGTATCTTTAAAGCTGACTTTGATGGACGGGTTGATATTGTTCCTGTCTCTGATCCTAATATTCCTTCTAATGCCCATCGTATGATGTTGGCAAATATGGCTCTACAGATGGCACAGCAATCNCCACCGGGAATGTTTAACATTGAAGAACTCAATAGAACTATTCTCAATGCAGCCAACATGCCTAACCTAGAGCAGATACTGCCACCCAAGATTGAGCCACAACCGCTTGATCCTGTATCTGATATCATGGCAGTAACTAAAGGTTTGCCTATTGCAGCATTTCCTAGTCAGAACCATGATGCTCACATACAAGTAAAGATGGCTTATCTACAAGACCCTGCCAATGGTGCTAATCCTATTATGCAAAGGATTAAACCTGTACTTGAATCTAATGTACAAGAACATTCTGTAATGAAGTATCAAGAACAAATGAATGGTGTTACAAATCAAATGATGCAACAAGCACCACCTGAACAAGCTCAACAACCACAAGCTATTGAGATGGCAATGGCACAGGCTGCACAGCAAGTTATGCAAGCCAATCAACAGCCACCACCACCTACACCAGAACAACAGCTTGTTATGCTTGAGCAAGAAAAGGTTAAGCTACAGCAACAGAAACTACAATCAGATACTGCTGTTACTGCTGCTGAACTTGAACTTAAAACAAAAGAGCTTGAGCTTAAAGAGAATGAACAGATACTTGATATGATTGAGTCTGGTGCTTCTGATAACTTTAAACGTGAGAAGGCTGAAGCAGATAGAGAATCCAAGAAAGAAATTACAGCAATGAATAATCTTGGTAAACTTAAAGTTGAAGAACTAAAAGATGATAAAGATATAGAGAATACTAAACTTAATACATTGTCACGCTTGGCAGTTGAAGAAATGAAAAAAGGAGAAGACTAATGATGAAGAAAGGTAAGGGTTATCCAGAACATGTAAAGGATACTTCCAAGGGTTTTGGTAATCCATTTAAAGAAGATGTTTGGGGTGTACGTAGTATGCGTAGCTCTCTAAATGAATGGGATAAGGAATCTTATGAGATGCCTAATCCTAAAAAAGGCACTAGGAAAGCGTCACTGTAATCCCAATGGAAATTTGGGATGAAGTTGTCCAAGAGTTTAATCAAGAAATTGAAAGATTGAAAGCATCTTTGGGCGACGGTGCTGCAGAAGACTTTGCTCATTACAGACAGCTTGTAGGTTCTATACAAGGTTTAGATTGGGCAAGGACAAACTTAACAGAGATTATTAAAAAAAGGATGTATGAAGAGGATTAAATGAGACAGGTACAAATGGGTAATGCCATAAAAAACGATGAGTGGATTGATATTGAAGATGAAGTTAGTGATCCTACTAATCTTCCAGAACTACCGGGCTTTCATGTATTAGTAAGGCCCGTATCAGTAAAGAGTAAAACAAAAGGTGGTATCTTTATTCCTGATTCCACCAAGGATGACATGAGTTATCTTACGACTGTAGGTAAGGTAATTGCATTGGGCGAACTAGCTTATAAAGATGTGGATAAGTTTCCCAATGGAGGATGGTGTAACGTAGGAGACTACGTATGCTATGGTAAACATGCAGGTACGAAACTATANTATCANAATGTTAAGCTTCTACTTTTATTTGATGATCAGGTAATTATGCGGGTAAATGACCCAAAAGACCTTGATCCTACATTTAATTTAGCAAAACACTAATATTAATTTGCATTGAAGCAAAAAGTATGATATAATAGTATAACAATTAATTTACGTAAGGCGTTTGTCTCGTAAGCAACGGAGAGTAATATGGCAGAGAAAGATGATTGGGGAACTGTAGAAATCCCTAATACAGAAGAAAAAGTAGAATATGAGATTGAAGAAAAGGAAGAAATTGTAGCTAAACCAGAAGCTAAAGAAGAGGAAGTCAATAACGACGAGCCTAAAGAACTTGAAGGAATTGAAACTGATGGTGCGGCAAAAAGAATTAGACAGCTTGTTAAACAAAGAAAAGAAAAAGAAAATCAAGTAGAAGCTTTACTTAGACAGAATGAAGAATTAACTACTAAATTACAAAGTAAAAATAATGAAGTAAATAATATAAGTAGACATACTCTTGATCTTTCAGAGAAACAACTGACAGATAAGATAGCACTAGCAAGAGAAGTTTACTTAGAAGCATTTGATGAAGGAGAAAAAGAAAAACTTCTCAATGCTCAAGAGATGTTAAATGAAGCTCAAAATGATTTAAAACAAGTTACCAGTGCTAAAGCTAATTATGAACGTCAAGTTCAACAGCCTGTCGCTCAACCAGTGCAACAGCAACAACAAGTAGCACAACCAGCGGCTGACCCAAGAGCAGAAGAATGGGCATCATCTAATGATTGGTTTGGTAAAGATAATATTATGACGGCTGCAGCACTTGCGATAGATGCAGAATTAAAGAATGAGGGTTATGATCCTAATGATAGTGAATTTTATCAAGAAATTGATAACAGAATCAAAAACACTTTTCCACAAAAGTTTGGGAAAGTTGAAGAACGTGTGCAGGAAGATACGTCAACACCTGCTCAAGTGGTGTCGGGGAGTTCTCGCTCCTCTCCGAGTTCTAAAAGCAAAGTTAAGCTCACGCAAGAAGACATGAGATTAGCTCAAAAATGGAATATACCAATTGAAACGTATGCTGCCCAGAAGCTTAAAGTTACACAAGCTGATGGTGAGTATACAAATATTAAATAGTAGCGTGGGAGAATACAATGAATACTACACGAAATGAAACACGTAGTGACACTTTGAGAGAACAAAATTTAAGAGAAGACGAATGGACCTTTGAGGAACCCGATGCCCTCGCCATACCAGATGTGGTACAAGCACGTTTTGATAATGAAGGCATGGCCCTTCGTTGGATACGTATATCGTTAAAAGGTGAAGATGACATCACGAATGTTGGTAAGAAACAACAAACGGGATGGGTTTTCGTAACTCCTGATGAAGTTCCTGAATTAGCTGTCACATCCTTCGTAAGGGATGAAGGCCGATACCTTGGTACAGTCTGTCGTGGAGACTTAGCTTTGGCTAAAATGCCAGCAGGAAAGGTAAACGCTAGGAGAAAGCACTATGAGAATAAAGCAAATGACATGATGGATGCAGTTAATGCACAACTCATGAAAAACTCTGACTCTCGTATGCCTATCTCCAACACAAGTAAATCAGTAACAACAAGAGGAAGGCGACCTTCTTTTCAGAATTAGTCTTCTTCATAATTAAGGAGATGAAACAATGTCTACTACTAAAGCATTTCGTGGTTTCATTCCTGCTCGTAAAAAGGGTGGCGGCTACAATAACGAAGCCGTGACTGACATGATTACGTTGACTTCAACAGGTCAGGCTCAGTCTCCCACCAACAACATTTTCACAGGCGATCCGGTAGTAATGCCGGGTGCAAACTTTGCAACGATTTCGCCTTACATTGCAGCTACTCTTAAATCCTCCGGGGTTTTCATGGGTTGCCAATATGTAGAAAATGGCGAGCAAAAGTTCTCACGTTATTGGAACGGTGGAACGAGTGCCACGGATATTAAATTCTTTGTAATAACTGATCCAGATCAGACTTATTACATTCAAGCCTCTTTGTCGCTCTCTGCGGCTGAGTTGGCAATTGTTAAAAACTACAATGTAACTGTTAGTTCTACAGCTTCTTCAGGTAGTACGGTAACTGGTCAGTCCAGTTATTATCTTGATGGTGCTTCTGGAACTGAAGCTACAGCGGCTGTACGAGTTATTGGTAAAGCTAAGTATCCTGATGAAAAGGATTCCGATGCTTATCCAATTGTCGAATGTTGGATCAACCAGCATCGTGATCGCTACGTAACAGCTACGGCATCAACGGCTTAATAGGGAGGATTTATTATGGCTATTAATAGAGCTAGTATTAGCAAAGAACTCCTTCCCGGCCTAAATGCTGTATTCGGAATGGAGTATGGAGAGGTGAACAATGAGCATGAGCCTCTCTTTGAAATTGAGAACTCAGACCGTGCCTTTGAAGAGGAAGTTCTTTTCACTGGTTTCGGTACTGCACCTGCAAAAGGTGAAGGTGCTGCTGTTTCTTATGATGACGCACAGGAAAGCTACACGGCCCGTTATACGGCTGAGACTGTGGCTCTTGCCTTTGCTGTCACCGAAGAAGCAATGGAAGATAACCTGTATGACACGTTTGCTAAACTTCGTGCGAAAGGTCTTGCACGAGCAATGGCAAATACCAAACAGGTGAAAGCTGCAAACATTTTCAACAATGGTTTCTCTGATACCATTGGTGACGGTGCTGCATTCTTCTCTGCGGCTCATCCAACTATTTCTGATGGTAATCAGTCCAACCTTTTGGCTGCGTCTGACCTATCAGAAGCAACTCTTGAAACTGCACTAACGTCTATTCAGAAGATCAAAGATGATCGTGGTATTCTGATTGGTGCCAGTGCTGTTTCTTTGCACATCCCCGTTGACTATTGGGCCGTTGCTGACAAGGTACTCAGCAGCCCCGGTAACACCGGAACGAGTGCTGCAGCGGCTAACCCTAACACGAATGCTATCAATGCTATTCGTAACATGGGTATGGTCCCTGAAGGCTACTACATCAACCGTCGCTTCACTGATACTGATGCGTGGTTTGTGAAGACTGATGCACCGAATGGAACAAAGATGTTTGTTCGTTCTCCGCTTCAGACTAAAATGGAGCCTGACTTCGATACTGGAAACCTTCGTTTCAAAGCCCGTGAGCGTTATAGCTTCGGTGTCTCTGATTGGCGTGGGTTCTTCGGTTCCGCTGGCTAATGTAACAGTAGAGAGGGGTAGTGTAGTGCTACCTCTCTCATACTTATAAGGGAGTTATCATGACAACAAATATTAAAGTCGGGATTGCAACAGGTGATGCGGTTCTTACATATGTAGAAGATGATACGACTGTAGGTAGTAATGGTGCTGGTGATAGCCCACAACCTACAACAACTCGTATCTTGGCTGTACACGCATTGGCTACGGCTGCTGGTTCTTATTCAATTAAGGGACAAAAGCAGATTACCAATAAAACAGCAGAAGGTACTGCAATTAAATTTCAAGTAGCTGCCAATGAAGCAACTGACATTTATATGGGGGAACTTGGAGTTCCTGTCTATGGTGTTGTCAGTGTATCTGGTCCTACTGATGGGTGTGTCTTGACAGCATTTGTGGGCTAATCATGGCTACGTATTCTGATTTAAGAGCAGCCCTCATTAATACAACTGAGAATGATGGCACTGAGTTTACTGCTGAAATACCTAATTTCATTAGTAGGGCAGAGCTACGTCTAACCAAAGATATTGATGATGTTGGCTTGGATGAGTATTCAGCCATTACGCTTACGGCTAGTAATGCGGTTGTATCTCTAGGAGACAGGGTACGTATAGTACGTAATGTACATTTTACTACAAGTGCTTCCAGCATTAAGACTAATCTATTACAAAGAACAATTGAATATTGTAACGACTACTGGCCTGTAAGTTCTTCTACAGGTACACCTCGTTACTATGCACGTAAGAATAATACTTCTATATTTATCGTGCCAACTCCTGCATCTACATTAACAGGAGAAATACAAACAGTTTCACAACCACTGGCCTTGGCTTCTGCTACAGGAACAAGTGTTACAACAGAAAATTACTTTAGTAATTATTGTTATGATGCTTTATTCTATGCTGCAATGATGGAAGCTACGATGTACATGAAAGATTGGAATACACTTACTGCATGGCAATCACAATATCAAGCAGCAGTTACCACACTTAGAAATCAAGC